GACGGTCGACCACCCGGCCGCGCCCGTCCCGAGGTAACGGGATGCCTTCCCGTTACCAGAGTTCCAGAGCCCACGACTCGAGTGCGGCGACCCCTCCGGCCACCTCGTCGTAAGCCTTGATCGTCCAAGTCGCCGCGGAGGTCGACCCCCGGAACGCGGACAGCGCCTCGTCCGGCGCCGTGTCGTCCTCGTAGGCGTCCGAGAAGCTGAAGACGAGGTAGCTGCCGGACCCCGACAGGTCGCCAGCGGCGGCGAGTCGTCGGGTGGTCGTTCCGTCGGACAGGGTCAGCCGGAGTTGCGAGACGTTGACCGTGTGGCTCACGATGACGTGCGCCCGGACGTAGCCGACGTCGAACGCCCGGCTGCACACGATCGTCGACGAGACGCCCGTGACCGCGTCGTTGTCCGGAATCGCGGCAGCGGGTTGCGCGTAGCCCCGGAAGTGCACCGCATTCGCGGGCGAGAGCGGCGGCTCCTCCCAAACGGCGACGCCTTCGATCCGGGCAGGCACGACGCTCGACGTCGGGTTGCCAGCCAGGTCCGTGAATCCGGCGAACACCTCGCCAACGGCCAGCGTCGCCGCAGCGATCGTGCCGTTGCCGAACTGCCGATACTGGTCGAGCGCGACCGCCCCGGGGGTGATGATGAAGTCCGGGCCATTCAGGAGCGTTCCGTCGATCCGGGCCCGCCAGGCGAGCCGCTCGTCGTCCTCGAGCGGGATGCCGTCCGTGGTCACGCGCGCGGCCACGATCGCGCTGGTGGCCCCCCAGCGTGGCTGGATCTTCGTCTGGACGCCGAACGCGGGTGAGGTGGAGTCGAAGGCGTTGGTGTACGTGACGCCGGGCCGGCACCAGTCGCCCGGGAGCGTCACGCAGCCGCGCGTCTGCGGCCACCACTTCGAGTTGTTCATGGCCGCGAAGCGATCGGTCCAGAGGTTCTGGATCGACTCGACCCCGTTTGGAGCCTCGCCGCCCAGCTCGCCGGAGTAGCTGTTCACGATCGCGGCGCCCGGGACAGCGTCGCGCCGGCCGAGAGGGAGCAGCCGGAGCCCCGGGGCGCCCGTGGTCAGGTCGCCATCGGCCGGCGCGGCCTGCGTGGCGTACACGGCCAGCAGCTCGGCGGTGTCGGCCGCGTCCGGATCGACCCACACGGTCAGGTAGTTCGTGACGCCGGTCGTCGGGGAAACGGTGGCCGTGCGCCACGCCAGCGTCGAGGAGGAGAACGCTTGCGTGTCGTCCGCGGCAGGGATGCCGTCACCGGCGCCGGCCGTGATGTCGGTGGTGGCGCAGGTGGCGTTCAGCGACGCCGCCGACCCGCCCGTGGTCCGGCAGTAGGCGTGGATCGTGATGTCGCCACCCACCACCGGGGCCGGGATCACGTACCGGGTGATCCAGTTGGCGCCGACACCCGTGGCGGGAAGGAACGAGTGGTGCGCCAGCACGGTTGGAAGCGCCGCCACGTCCGCCTGGTAGTCGCGGAGCAGGCGCAGGGTGAACACGTCATCCGGGGGGCCGCTCTGGCGGCGGAAGTGAGCGCCCAGCTCCTCCGCAATCGTGCGCGTCCATGCGGCGCCTTCGGAGCAGAGGCTCCATGCGACCGCCTTCGTGGTGGATGACCCGGTGGATCCCTTGGACGCTGTGGTGGTGAGGTACACCCACGCCTCGAACGGGCCGTCCGCGATGTCCTGTGGAATCGTGAAGGTCCCCGACCGCCAGCCATTGGAGCTCCCGAGCGAGAACGTCGCGCCGACGTCGACCCAGCCGTCCGGCGCGCGCACGAATCTGTCGTTCAGCGGAGCCCGACGAACGCGCAGGCCCGCCCGGAGCGTTCCGGACGTGTAGGAGTGCTGCCGGACGTACAGCCGCACGATCCCCGTTTCGTTCCCGACGCCCGGGACGAGCGCGCGGCCGATCGTCCACTCGGTCCGGACGTCCGCCTCGGCCACCGTGAACGCGAGCCCGCTCGCCACGGTCGGGCAGTCGACGCCGTCGGCGTAGCTCCAGTGGATCGTGGGCTTCACAACGGCCTGCCAGAGCGCCCGATCGTAGAGGCGTTGGGTCAGCGACGCAGTGGAGAGCACGCGGCGGCCGCTGGCGTTCAGGCCGACCAGTTCGCCGTTCGTGAGGGAGGGCATGGCCATCGTTGGGGCTCCGGTAGGGCGTCAGGCCATCTCTGCAGGATCGTCGCCGTCGAGGCTGGCCGACGTGTTCGCGCGGAACGCGAGCGACGCTGCCGCGGTCGACGTAGAGACGTCCCAATCAGCGTAATCGGCGTGGATCAGGACCATGTTTGCGGTGATCCCCGTGACGTCATCCAGCGTGACGACCGTCGGCGAGGACGAGAGCGCGGTGATTTCGCGCACCGTGGTCCGGCCGTAGAGCGCTGTCGGGTCGTACCCGCGCACCTTGTCGCCCACCGCGAACGCCGCCGTCGACTTCACCGCGGCATCGACGTACCCGCCCGCGGACACGGTGACGTCGAGGCCGGCGACGCTGACCACCAGCATCGCGGGGGCCAGGTAGCGCGTGTCGAGGTCCGTGATCGACGTCTGCCGCAGCGACAGGCCCACGGTCATGCGCTTGAAGTCGGCCGTCTTGCCCACGACTTCCCACACCTGCGACGACACCCCGCGCGTGGCGCTGAGACGGGACGGCACGACGTCGTGGGTCAGGCTCACGAAGTCGCCCACCTCGCGGACGATGTGCCTGAAGGTCACGGTCAGGTCGAGCGTCGCGACGGGCTGGGCGAATCGGGCGGCGACTCGGCCGCAGTAGTCGTTCATGCCCTCAGGCGTGCGGCCTCGCGAGATCGGCAGCGATGATGCGTCGATCGTGACCGTGCCCGCCTTCGGGTAGTCGATCGCGACGATCCGGCCGTTGTCCTGGATGCGATTCGCTTCGGTCCAGCCGATGCCCGGCGCGGGAACGATCTCCCGCTCGCCCGGGTCGTACCGCTGCCCGAACTTCCACACGACGGTCCCGATCACGGAGAGCGCATCGGACGACCAGCCTCCCAGCGACACGACGTCGTCGCGCGAGATGGCCACCGCGCCCGTGAGCTCGTCCGGCGTGGGCGACTGCAGCCGGCCGACGGAGAGCAGGTTCCCGAGCGACGGGCGCAGGAAGAATCCGAACGGCTTCAAGAGGTGCGTTCGCGCCCACTCGCCCAGCTTCTCGATCGGCTTGACGAGGATCGTCTGCACGCGCAGGTCGGGCGTCGCGGCGATCATGTCCTCGATGCCCGCGACGTCGATGCGGTCGGGCTTCAATCCGAGCCCCCACTGCGACGGGAGCGTGTCGTAGGTCGAGTGATTCAGGCCGTCGCCGAAGTCGGAGAGGAGCAGCTGCAGCAGCACCTGCAGCGGGTGGTCCCCGGCGGTGAACGGCTCGTAGCTGTCGTTGATGTAGACGCACTCCTGGATGAACGACCCGTGCGAGCCACCGTTGTTCACGCGCGGACCCGGCGTCACGTAGTCGAACTCCGTGACCGCGTAGACGTTCAGCGACGTCCCGGCCGTGTTGAAATAGTTGTCCATTCGCAGGACGTTGACGCCGTATCCGTTGTCCGCGAGGAACATGCGCCGCTTGCCGGACGCCGTCGTGTCCGCGATCGGTCCGACCTGCTGCGGCGGAACGGCTCCGAACTCGTACACCTCAGGCGCGAGGAACGATCCCGGCTGGCCGGTCTGCGTTCGCGACGCGATGATCCACGCCGGCGGCTCGCCCTCGGTGGACGGAACGCCGAACGTCCCGAGGTCGCCGAACGCGGGCGCGTTCAGTTCCCCGAACGACTGCGAGCACGACAGGGAGAGCGTTCGCAGGTCCGGCCCGCCGAAGCCGACCTCCTCGATCACGCCCGACCACACCTCCGTGCAGTCGGCGTCGGCCGCGGGCGAGTGGCCTGCCATGAGCCACACCCGCCGCCCCTCCAACTTCGTCGGGTAGGGCGTCAGCAGCTCGCCCACGTCGATGCGGGACGAGCCGTTCGACGCGACGCCCGGGGAGACGACGCCGCCCGCGTGGCTGGTCGCGCGCGAGCGGTACGCGCCTCGGCTCGCTATCGTGACGCTGGTCGTGGTGGTGCTCGTGTAGGTGATCGTCTCGTAGCCGACGAACGCCGCGCCGGACGCGGGCCAGGTCGTCGTGTCGCCGGTGACCGTTTTCGCGCCCGTGTCGTTGTTGTCGAGCGTGGCCGCGAACACGCACCGCCCATCCGTGCGAGCGCACGCCGTGAGCTCCGTCAGCGACCCGTCGACGTCGACGATCTGGACCGAGAGCGCCCCGCCGCCGACCGCGCCCTCCAGGTGGTCGAGCGTCTGCGGCGGAAGCGACGGGAGCGAGTCCTTCGCGAACCACGACCGGATGCCGAGGAACCGCGACGCCGCCGCGCGACCCGAGAACCACGACGAGTCCTTCGACACGGTGCCGTAGGCGTAGGGCAGGCCCTCGATCTCCAGCCAGAGCGCGAGCGCACCGCGGGGCCGCGCCTCGACGGCGGTGGTGTACCCGGCGACGCTCACGAGACGAACTCGGACATGCGCAGGTTGACGCTGTAGAGCGGCATCGCCTCACTGAGCCGCTGCGGATCGACCATCTGCAGCACCTCCGGCTCGAAGAAGAAGTCGTCGTAGCCGCTGCCGAGCGTGTCGCGGTCGACCCACCACCGGAATCGGCCCGGGTAGGTGTCCGACGTCAGGATGCGCTCGATCGACTCGTTCGTGACGGTCTCCGACTCGATCTTCGCCTTCCCCGCCGCCATCCACTCGATGGCGACACGCTTCCCTGCCCAGCGGCCGAGCACGTCGTACGTGTTCTGCCCGCCCTGCGTCCGGTTGACCACGGCGTCCTGTTCCGTCACCGGCTCCGACGATCGCGGGGGCACGCCGGGCGTCCAGTAGCCGGGCATCGCGTACGGGGCCACGAACGTCGCCGTGCCGCCGGACGGGCCAACCTGGCTCGCGGCGGCGCTGCTGAACCCGAGCGCGGTGGCGAGCCGCGCGGTGGCTGCGGAGTTGTTCCAGTGGATGAAGCAGTCGGCGCCGTTGTCGAGGCCCGTCACCGTGATCGTGACCACGCCGTTGGTCGAGACGCTGAACGCCACGGAGACGCCGTTGATCGTGCCGAAGTTCGTGTCGACCTGTGCGACGAGCGATCCGGACCCGGACGGCGCGGTGAACGTGCCCGCCGTGATCGCCGTGTCGAACGCCGCGACCACGACCGGACCCGCGCGCGAGTAGGACATGCGCAGGGTCATCGGCAGCGCGGCGGACACGGTGACGGGCGCGTAGAGGCAGGGAATCACGGCCATTAGCGATACCCTCGGTAGCGCTCGTAATTCTTGAGCGATGCGGTGATGTCGGCGCCCACGTCCGCGCCCGTCGAGTAGATGCGGCTGGTGGTCAGGTTGACGGTGATCCCGCCGCCGGAGCCGCCCCCGCCGCGCTGCTGGGCTGCAGTGGGCTGCTGCGGAACGGCCGGAGCTGCGGCCGTCGCCACCGTATTCAGTGCCACCGCTCCGGCGCCGGCTGCCACGGCTGCGGCTGCGTGCTGCGCGGCGGACGAGCCAAGGATGCCCGCGCCGGAGAAGTCGCCGAACGCCACACGCCCGACTGCCGCCGCTCCGTCCGCCAAGGCGAGCACCGTCTCCCGCTGCGCGATGGCCTGCAGTTCCGCCGACACGCCCCGCGCCGCTGCCTCTGCGAGCGATCCGGCGAGCGTGCCAGCCGATGCCGCGGCCTGGATCTGCATTGCGTCCATCGCGAACAGGAGATCGGTCGCCTTCGCAACACCGGCCATGTACCGGTCCATCGACTCGTCTCGCCGGGCCTCTTCTTCCTCGGTCACGACCTTCGCGTTCTCTGCCGTCGCCTTCAGCCGCTCAAGTCGCTGACGGTTCTCTTCTTCCCACTGGTCGAGGTCGTCGCGCTGCTTGCGGGCCTTGTCCTCTTCAGCCGCTGCCGTCCGCTGCTCCCGGACGCGCATCGCCTGCTCTGCCTCCGCGTCGAGCTCCTCCTGGAACGCCTCCTCGCGGATGCCCTGCTCGAGGTACGCGACGGAGAGCATCTGCGACTCGATGTATTCCTTCGCGTCCGCGTCCGCCGCCTTCTTCTCGGCCAACGCCTGCGCGCGAGCCGCCGCAGCCGCGATCCGGTCCTGCTCGTCGCGCTCCTTCCGGACCTTGCCCGCTTCGATCCGGGCGATCTCGATGTCGGACTGCTCCCGGCGGACGTCCGCCAGCCCCTCGTTACGACGCCGGACCGCGTTCGCCTGCGCGCCCGCGAGCGACAGCCGAGCCGCCGCCGCGCCTGCCTTATTCTCGATCGCGTCGAACGCGCTGCCGATCTTCAGGACCGCGACCGAGAACCCAGCGATCGCCGCGCCGGCGGGCCCGCCCATGAAGAAGCCCTGCGCGATCGCGCCAGCCGCTGCGGTCGTCTCCTTCGCGATTCCGTCCTTCATGCCGGACGCGATGCGCTGGATGCCCTGGACGAGCACCTCGCCCATCAGGGCCTTCTTGAACTGCTCTCCCATCTCCTTCGAAGCCTTCGTCGTTCCCTCGATCGAGCTGATGACCTTGTCCCAGCCGGTGAATTCCACCGGAATTTGCACCGAATCAGCCACGGGCCACCTCCAGCTTTCGCAGGGCGATCAGCCCGCGCACCTCCAGCCACGCCGCGGCGAACCACGCGGGCCATCCAGCGATCGCGCCCGACAGCGGCGCCACATCGCCCAGCCGCTCGACGAGCGACAGGACGCGCAGGTGCTCCGGGCGGATGTACGACGGGGGCCAGCGCCAGAACTCGCGGCCGTCCGGCGTCGACAACGCCGCAGGCAGGTCAGCCGTCAGGCCGACCTTGGCGAGGATCGAGGGATCATGGATCGCAGCCGCTCGCACGCCAGCCTCGTTGAACCTGCCGCCGGGCCCCGTCTCGTTCAGGAGCCAGACGGCTGCAGAAAACCCAGAAGATCGTCTCCCGACAGCGCGTTCGACCGCAGCACCTCGGCCGCGAGCGATGCCACCGTCTCGCCGCCCCACGCGACCAGGTACGACACGGCGTCCGGCGTGAGCACGCGGTACGGACGGCCGTCGACGTGGACGACCTCGCCGCGCTCGCCCTCCGCGTACGCGCGCAGGCCCCAGCGGATCGCCTCCGCGTTGCTACGGAAGTTCGACGCGATCACGCCGTCGAGCGCCGCCTGGAACGCGGCACGCGCCTCGGCTGAGTCGTCGGCCGGGACGTGGCGACCGTCGACCACCTTCGACGCCCGCTGCAGCGCCACACGCGCCGCCGACTCGCGCTCCTGCATTTCCAGCGCGACGAGGTACGGCAGCGGCCGGAGCGACCACGGCTTGCCCTGAATCGTGAACGTGCGCGTCCCGTGGATGTCGAAGGTCATGGCGCGGCTCCTAGAAGAACGCGAACGAGAGGCCGGGGAGCGTCGTGGTGGTCGGCTGGCGCGCGCGGATCACGAGATCGTTTCCGCGCAGGCCACCGATGTCGGAGTCGGCGGGGAGCTCGACGAGCTGCCCGACCTGGAACGCGACCGCGAACGCCGCGCCGGCCGTCGCGCCGATCTGCAGCAGCGTGTTCCGGCTGGTCGGCGTCGCGAAGTCGCCGCGGTAGGTCGAGTCCGCCTGGTACGGGGTCGCCGTGATCCGGGCGTTCTCTGCCGTGATCGCCCACCCGATGCGGCCCTGCGTCCCCTGCGTCGAAGGCATCTCGGACAGGGTCAGGCCCGGATCGAATCCGAAGCGAGCAACGGCCGTCTTCGTCGAGCCCCACCAGAACGGCGACGCCATCGCGAGCAGGTTCGTCTGCTGCGTGTAGGTGGCCGGCACGCTCGACTTGCTCGTCGTCGTGGCCCACGAGTCGGCCTCGAACGTGAACGAGAGCATCGCGCGGCCCTTGGCGTCGACGGGCTCGAGCACGACGGTTCCGGCGCAGCCCGTGATCGTGACCTCGGTGTTGTGCCGCTTCAGCGCGAAGCTGCAGTAGGTCGGGTTGTAGGTCCCGGACGGAGGGAGCACCCACGTCGACGACCCGTACACGACCGTCCCGTTGGGCGGGGCGGACGAGAGCGGAGGCGTGACCGTGATGTTGCCGACGCTCCGGGCCGTCACGAGACGCGTCTCACCGCCGATCATCACCATCGTCCCGGCGACCATCGACGTCGAAAGCGTGACGTCAACGGACGTTGTCGTCGAGCTCCCGCCGGAGACGGTCGTGCCCGTGGTCGCGACTTCCTCGTACCCGCACGCCTTCAACAGGCGCGAGAGCCACGGCGCGATGACGCCCTGCACAGTCGATGCGGCGACCGTCGAGAGCCCCTGCAGGCCCACCTTCAGCGTGAGTTGCCCGCCCTTGCCGCCCGCCTGCGACTCGATCGACTGCAGAAGTCCGGCGCGCTGCACCTCGCGCTCGATCGTCGCGTGCGTCGGCTTCCACGCCATGCCCTCGGCGGGCACCATCACGAAGTCGCTGCCGTCGGGATCGGCGTCGGTGGAGAACGTCGACTCGGGATTCACCCAGAGTTGGCCAAGTGCGCTCAGGTCAGCCACGGATCACCTCGCGCGTCAGGGAACAGCGACGCGGTACTGAATGGAGAAAACGAGAACCATCGCGGCGAAGTCGCTGGTCTGCGCGACCTGCCGATCGACCATCTGGATGATGAGGACGTCCGCCGACACGCGCCCGGTCGGGAGTTCCAGCGCCGACACGATCGCGTCCGTGTCCTCGACGATGTACGCGTCGAGGTCGTTCAGGTCGCGAAGGGCGTCGTAGTTGCACTCGACCCGGAACCGCGCCTCGATCGTGCGGTACGACGTGCCGATCCACCCGAGCGTTTCGGGCGGCGACGGGTCGACGCGCACGTTGAATGTCCGCCGATGCGGTTGTGGTTCCTGCGCCGTCGCGAGGTCGCCGGCGGACAGCGTGAATGGCTGGCCCGCGTCCGACACGGGCGACAGCGCCGCGATGAGGGCTCGCGCGTGCGCGATCTGGTCGACGAAGGCGTTGCTCATCGGGTGATCCGGAGCACGCCGAGGTTCGCGTGGGTCTCACTGGCGTCCGGGTCGAGCGACTCGTCGGCGTCGTACCAGCCGACCGACTGCAGGAGCTTGTCGAACAGCCGCTGCGCATCGACCTTCCGGGCCTCCGCCCACGCCTGCCAGTCGTTCGTGGTCGCGCTGCCGAATCCGTAGGACAGCGCGATCCGGTGGGCTGCCAGCGCCGCGATGATCGGCTCGACGGGCGCTGTGTCCATCACGCGGTGCGGATCGAGCCCCTTCGCGCGGATCCACGCCTGGTACTCCGCGAACGCTGCCGCGATCGCCGTTTCGTGCGTCGAAGTCCCGGGCGCCGTGCGCGAAGCGAGGATCGGGAAATACTCGGGAGACGTGAGCCGGGCGCTCGTGAGCTGGTGGTACGCAAGCCGGGCCTTCACGCACCACGTCTGCTGCCGGACGTACGCGACCCCGCCCGCCGTGTAGCTCCACTGCGCGCGGTAGTTGTCGCCTGTCTCGTCGACGTGGCCGGCCGCGACCACGTACGACAAGACCGCCGTCGACCCGGTGCCCGTGATCGTCGGGGTCGCCGTGACGAGCAGCGTCCCGTTCGTGTCGAACAGCGACACGGAGACGGAGGACGGCGTGCCCTCGATCGTCGTGAACGACAGCGTCCCGCCGACGTCGAGCAGCAGGGCTTGGATCAGGGCGCTCACGGGTAGCCTCCGGGGAACCAGTCGGAGGGCAGCGATGGAACGATCTGCAGCCCGTCGAGCTCGTTCGCGTACGCGGCGACGTCGAGCCCGTCGAGCGCGACCGCCCACTGCGCGACGGTCGGGTGCGCCACCGGGACCGCGTGCGTCGTCGTCCCGTCGCGCGGGTAGCCCTGCCGCGCGTCGATCTGCGCGATCAGGGCGTCGGCCTCGACGAGCGTGTCGGTCAGCGCGTGGCTCACAGCGACACCCCGAAGTGCGGCATCCACGCAGCGGCGTAGGCGTCCACCTCTGCCTGCGTCAGCGGGTCCGTGTGGATCGCGAGCGCGAACAGGTCCATCGATATCCAGCGGGTCGCCGCCGGGGCGGGAGCCGCACCGATCCGGAAGTCGACAGGCGGCACAACAGTGCTCGCAGGCCACGCCGGCGCCGCCTCGGTGTCGAGGATGCCGTTCCGGTACCAGCGGATTCGATCCGCGACGTCATCGAACACGACGCACCAGAGCTCGCGCTGCGTGGTCGAGAGCCCGCGCGAGGCCGTGGCGTTCGCGCTTCCGTGGTCGAAGCCGGCCGACCCGTCGGCGTAGTGCGCCGAGAGCTTGCCGCTCACGCTGGACCCGTTCGCGCTGATCGCGTAGCCCTGCTCCAGAGAGGCCGTCCACGCACGCGCGCTGACGAGCACGGGGAAGTCGCCCGTCGATCCGCTGCGGCCCTGCGCGACAAACACGATCGACAGGCCGCGCGTCGACGGCTTCAGCCCATCGGCAATCGTGCGCGTCAGCTCGTCATTCGTACCGTCGAATCGCAGGGCCGACCGGGCCCCGACCGCGAACGGCGCAAGCAGCGGCTGGCTCACGCCGACGCCCTGCGTGACGTCCAGCCCCGCGACCTGCTCGCCCAGCGCCGAGACGGCAATCCCGTTCAGGGTCGTCCGCGAGTCAGCCAGGTACAGCGCACCAAGCGCGCGCGTCACCGGACGCATCACGCGCCTGTCACGCGTCACGTCCCTGACGCGCACGTCTCGCACGCGATGGCGGCCGGGGGCGCGCATCAATCGTCGACCTCGGAATACTGGACGAGCCCGGACGACAGCGCCGGCGCCGTGCCAGCCGTCCAGGCGTGCACCTTCGCGTCGATGGCGCGCACGTACACGTCGCGGAAGATCGGGCTCGGCACGGGCTCCGCGACCGCGTTGCTGGTGATCGGGACGACGATGTCACCGAGCACGAACCGCTTGTCGCCCGTGCGCAGGCCGTACACGCGCAGGGTGACGTGCGTCGGGCTGCCCGTGGTCACGAGCGCGTCGACACGCACCTCGACCGATCGCAGGATGCGCGCAGGATCGGCGCCCGTGGTCGCAAGCCCGGAAACCGTCGCGGTCGGCGCCGCCTCGGGGACCGCGCCGTTCGCGATCGCGCCGATGGTCCGCAGCGTCTTGAAGTTGGATTCGGCCATCGGGTGCTCCTGTGCAGAGGGGCCGGGCCCGCGAACGGACGCCGGCCCCTCGTCTGGTGCGGATAGTGGGGCTTACGCGAAGGTCAGCTTGATGATCTTCGGGCGGCAGCCCTCGGCGAGGATGCGGACGTGACACACCTCGGCAGCGGTGTCCGTGACCTTGAACGAGAACAGGCCCGCGGCCGTGCTCGTCATGGTCGCGATGTTCGGGCCCGTGGTCGGGTTCACGGCCTTGACCAGGGTGCCGACCGCAGCCGATGCCGCGGCGAGGTCGCCCTGGTCCGCGGTGACGGCCAGCGTCTCGATGAAGACCTCCTTCGCGGAGGTGACGGCCACGCCGGCGCTGTCGAAGATCGCGCACACGACGTCGATCGCGTTCGCGGCCTCGGCGCCGGGGGTCGTGGTGACGTAGCCGACCTCGGGGCCGGCGTCTTCCTGCCCGCCCGCGAAGTAGTGGCGGTCGAACTTCTTCGTGTGGGCTCCGCTCGGGGCGCTCATCTGTGTCCTCGTTCAGCAGCCCGGGGGCCGCGCTCGTGTTCGGTTACTTGCGCTCGCCGCCGCGCTCGCCGCTCTTGCCAGCCTCGATCGCCTTGCGGTCGGCCTTGCGCGCGATGTCGGCCGCGTATCGCTGCGCCTTGTCGACGCTGATCTCGCGGCCGGCCTGACGCTCGCGGTCGATCACGTTCTTCGTGAGCCGCTCCATCGCTTCGCGGCCCACGATCAGGCCTTCTTCCCGTTCGCGGGCGCGGGCGCCGGCTCGTCCTTGATGCCGAGCAGGCCACGCACCGCCCGCAGGCCAGCCGCGTCCAGGCTCGCGATCTGCTCGACGACCTTCGCCGCGTTGCGCTTCTGCGCGGTCGTCTCGACCACGGTGAAGTCCATCGCGGCCTTGCGCTCGGCCTCGGTCATCCCCTCCCACTCGTTCAGCAGGAAGAAGAGCCGCTTGTCGCTGCCGGTGTCCCGCTTGTTCACGTAGTGCGCGATCCCCATCCCGGCGTTCAGGTGCGGGCCGACCGGCACGAGCACCGTGCGGCCGGTCCGCGCGTTCACGATCGCGACCTTCTCGGGGTCGAGCTTGCGGCCGATGTTGACGACCTGCGTTTCGGACATGGGGACCTTCGTGAGGAAGAGCCGCTGCCCCTTGCGAGGCAGCGGCCCGGGTTGGGATTACGAGTTGACGCTGAGGAGGCCGAACCCGTACGCGTCGAAGAGCTCGCCCACCGCGTAGCCGGTGCTGGCTCCGACGCGGGTGGACCACTTCTCGAGGACGCGCTGGGTCTCGATCATCACGTCCCAGGCGTGGGCGAGGCCGATGGCGCTCGGCACGAACATCATGCCCAGGCGGTCGCCGCCGCTCGTGACGACGCGGGTGGACTCGAACACCGGCATCCCGGCGAGCGTGCCCTTGTAGCCGCGCATCTTCGTGTTGTCGTTGTAGAGCAGCTCCGTCGCCTTCTCTTGGAAGAGGTACGACTGGCCGCTGTTGCGCAGCGCCGTGCGGAGCTGCGACACCTGGATCGGGGCGAGGACGATGATCTTCCCCTGCAGGAGGTCGCCGCCCTCGTCGCTCGTCTCGCCGAAGTTGCCGCTGGGCGCGTTCGCGTTGTCGAGCGTGTAGATGCCCGTGTCGATGTTCGCCATCGAGAGCGCGACGCCCGTGGTGCCGGCGCTGCCGGAGAAGCCCGACGCGAGCGCGAGGACGTCCGTGTCACGCTTGTCCGCGATCGCGCGACCGAGGGCCGCGCGCATGGCCGGGTCCATCGCCGCGAAGGACGAGAACTCGGCGAGGTCGGTGACGAGGGTGTTCAGCGCGATGATCGCCGGGGTGAGCTCCACGGACGAGTTCGTCCAGGCCTGCGCGTCGTCAGTGCTGCCTTCCGTGATGGCGGCAGCAGCGAGCAGCGTGCCGGACTCCTTCACGAACTTGGCCGACTTGTGGCCCTTGGGCACCGTCTTGACGGTGACCTTGTTCGAGATGACGATCGCGGCGCGGGCCGCAGCCTGCACTTCCTCGAAGGCGAACGCTTCGCCGAGGGTGCCGACCGCGGTGGACTTGGTGGTAAAGACGTCAGCCATGTGGTGCCTCGCGCGGCGTTGACGTCACGGGGGACGCCTAGAAGGGCCGCATTTTGGCGCTGGGCGCGGTGTATCCGGCGGCAGCGCGAACCTTGATCTTTTCGGTCTCGGGCAGGGCCAGGTACTGCTCCTGCGTCATGCCCTCGATGTTGACCGGCATCTGCGTCTGCCCAGCCGCGCCGACGCTGCGAGCGCCTGCGGCACCGGGCTGGCCTCCGCTGTGGAGGCGCACGTACGAGAGCTGCTGGTCGAGCGGGAGCGATGCCGCGAACTGGCGCTGGCCTTCGGGCAGTCCGGCGAGTCGAGCGTCGACCTCGGCCTTGAGTGCGCCTCGGAGACGTTCGGCCTCTGCGGCGAGCGGCGAGAGTTCCGCGATCTTCTTCTCGCGGGTGTCGATCTCGGCGGCGCGATGCTCCTGTTCGAGCTTGCGGATCGCTTCGACGTCACCCTTGAGCTTCGCGTTCTCGAGCTGCGCTGCCTTCAGGTCGGCTTCGACCTTCGCCGCGGTCTCGCGCCGAGTCTTGTTCTCGTCGCGCAGAGCCTTGACGACGTCCTCGCCGTAGACCTTCGGGGCGTCCGCCTGCTTCGTGTCCGGCTGCTTGCCCTCCGACCCGGTCGATCCTGCACCCTGGTCGGCTGCCTGCTTCGCTTCGGTGCTCACGCCTGACTCCTCTCGCGCGCCACGCACCTGCGAGGCCTCGCGCACGGGGCCGACTCCGGAGGCACCTGCCTCGGCTTCGGTCGTGGTGTCGCCAGTGTGCGGAGAGTCGATCGGGGCCGTCATCGTGTAACGGGAAGGCGTCCCGTTACGGTCGGCGGCGGGCGCTGCGGGGCCGCTACGGGCGGCGGGCGTTCAGGCGGCGCTGTAGGCCATCACGCACGGTGCGGCGGTAGACCTCGACGATCTCCGCGCGCTCCTTGCGGGACCGGATCGCGAAGAACGCGCGCTTGCGCTCGATGCCGCCGACCAGGTCGAGGTAGGAGACGGTCTGCAGGCCCTTCGCAGCCCGCGCCTGCTGGCCGGCCTTCTTCACGAACGCGGACTGGGCGGGCGTGAGCGGCGTCTGGTCGAGCCGCGACACGCGACCCTGCGCGATCTGCCGGAACCGCCCCGCACCGAATCCGGTCAGGACCGGACGCGTGACGTGCTGCCCCTCCCACCCGATCCAGGCGCGGCGCCCGTTCGGCTCCACCCGAAGCACGCGCAGGCCTCGCAGCAGTGTGCCTGTGAGCGTCAGGTTCACCGGCGAGGTCTGTCGGCCAGCCGCCGCGCGCTTCGCCGCGTACGCCGCGCCGTAGGGCTTGAACGGCCGGCCGTCGACGTCGAGCCCCTTGCCGGTGCGCCTCGTGATGATCGAGACGGCGTGCAGCGCCGCGCGCTCGGCCGCCAGCGCCGCGTTGTCGTCGATGTCCCTACGGCTTGGGAGCCGGAACGAGAGCATCCCCTTCTGCGTCGCCATCGCGGCCTCCCTTCACGAGCTCGAACTCCGCGCGCATCACGCGGGCGTGAACCTCGGCCGCGCGTCGACGGCCCATCTCGATGCCGCCCTCCGGCGTGAACCCGTTGAGAAGCACCTCGTCCGCGTCGCCGTCCTCGTCGGGCATCGGCATCTGCCGCAGGTCCGCGAGGCGCGTGATGGGCTCATCCGGTCGGCGTGGCATCGATGTCCTCTTGCAGCAGCAGCGGCGTCAAGCGGTGACGGCAGTTCCACCCGCCGCAGTAGAGCGATGGCGGGTTGGGGCCGGTGTCGTTCTCGATCGCGTCCAGCATGGCGATCGTGAACTTCTTCCCGACGCGCGCGTTGCAGAACGGCCGGGTGATCTCGTCCAGCGGGCCATCGTACAGGAACCAGTCGACACCCGCCTCCGACGCCTGCTGGACCATCACCGCGCGATCGAATCCGGCGAGGCCCGTGTCGACGAGCGTGACCGCCTGCGCCGCCTTGCCGTTCACCTTGTCGAGCAAGTCGTCGAGGCTCGGCGGCACGCCCGATCGCACCGTGTCGACGAGAAACGTCCGCAGCTCCGCCTGCGCCTCGTCCGCGATCTGCGTGATGTCCGACAGCGTGCCGTCGACCTGCGCGCGCAGGCTGGCCACGGACGGCGTCGTGAAGTTCACTGGGATGCCGATGTCGCCGAGGTCGCGCACAGCGGCTTCCAGCACGCGCTGCGACGCCTCCGCGTAGCCCTTGACGGTCGTGCCGATGTTCTTCTTGAGCAGGTCCGCAAGTTCGTCGGCGAGGCGACGCGCGGCCTCGACGCTGGGCGTGACCTTGCCGTCCTTGAGCTTGCGTTCAAGGAAGCGGCGCGTGCGCTCGATCTCGCGCTCCAGATCGGCGCGTAGCTGGTCGAGCTCGGTGTCGATGATGGTGGGGGCGGCCACGGCTCACCCGCCAGTCAGGCGCGCGAGGGCAAGGTGGATCAGTCCGATCAGCCGAGTCCGCTGGCCGGGCGCGGCGAGCGAGCTGTAGACGGTTGCGTGGCACCCGGGATCGACGCACTCCGCTGCGACCACGACGGCGCGGAACTCGCCCCGCTTCGCTCGACGCAGCAACTCAGTGAGCGTCACGACGACGTCCGTGCTGGCCGCGAGGTCCGCGATCTGTTCGTCGGCGGTAGCCACGTCACGCCCCCGAGCCGTCCTCGACCACTGGAGCCGCCCCGCGCGCCTGCGTCAGCGGAGACGGGAACATCCGCGGCACCACGGGCACAGCCGCCGACCGCTCCGCCTTCGTGAGGTCGAGCGCCTTCTGCGCTTCCTCGACGCTGGAGTCGTCCATCTCCGCGCGGATCTCCGCGGGCGAGTGCAGGCCCAGCGCCTTCTTCCGCGTCGCGACGTCGGCGACCTGCAGCGGGTCGCGCACGATCCGGAACGCGTCGGGCTTGAACACGGGACGCACGCCGCCAGCGGCCACGAAGCGGTCCTGCGGCTCGTGATGCGTGTTCCAGACGATCCGGATCAGGTCGAGCAGGTCGCACGTCGACCGCTGGAACGTGGGCAGCCGCTTCTCGCGGTACCGCTCCAGCGGCGCCTGTTGCATGAGCAGTGCGACGCCGGACGCCACCTGGGCCGTGTCGACGAGCTCGTGCGCTGGGACGCCTTCCGACACGCACGTCTGCCGCAGGAACGACTCGATGTCGTTCTTCAGCGCGTCCATGTTCGCGGCGATCGGGACGTTCTTCAGCGTGTGGCCAGCGGGCGGCGAGACGACCACATCGGGCCCAAGCACAACCTCCGACGACACGGGCGCCGACTTGCCACGCCCCAGCCGCTCGGCCTCGCTGCCGCCCTTCGCTGCGCCGCCGCCCCAGTCCGCCGCTCCCTCGGCCTTCTCGTCGACCCACTGGCCCCAGCCGGACAGGAGCGCGATGTGGCCCGCGTTCGTGAGCTTCAGGTTCACGCCGCGCTGCGCGTCGAGCAGCGTCTGCCGAGGCAGCGGCCACGGCCCCGCGTTCAGGTCGCCGAACGCGACGAGCGGCAGCAGCGGATACCGACCGGCCGGTGCGCCCTCGCCGTCCGGGATGCCGTCGGGCCCGCGGTACGGGTTGTCCGGCGTCTCGCCGGGAACCGACAGGATCTCTCCCTTCGGATCAAGGATCAGGTTCCGCGCGTCGACCGTCTCGCCGGCCTCGTTCACGGTCGCGGTCCAGAGTTCGTGCCGGTTGACTCCATCGACCGGAACCAGGTCCAGCAGCACGCCCTCGGCCGACTTCAGCGACGGGCGGTCCGGGTCGTAGAGCGGGTGCACCACGGTCGGGTCGAACAGGTCGAGCCGCACCCGACGCGCCACGTCGTCCCACGCGACGCGCACGAACACGAGGCGAGACGGCACCGTGCGCTCGTCCGCGCGCTTCACGACGTCGAGGAAGTCGGCATCCTCCAGCACGTCCGCGAACGACGTGCCGGCCGCGGTCGTCTCGACCGGATTGCCGTCCATCGTCTCGAGTCCGAACTCCGGCGACCCGTCGTACACGAGCGCCTTCGCCTCTGCGGCCCGCTCGACGAGCGCGAACCCGAGCGGGCGCATCTTCGGCCCCGTCACCGGGAACACCGCGAGGATCTGCGCCGCGAGGTCGCTGCCGCCTCGGCCGTCCAGGTACGCGAGCAGGAGCGCGACGAGCGACGCGTACCCCTGCGGATACGTCGCGCGCACGCGCTCGATCCACGCGGTCGGAGACTTCAGGCCAAGCGGCAGCGGCACACCCATCGGGCGAGGGTCGACGCGCGCGGCCGGTCCGTCCCGCTGTAACGGGAGGGCTTCCCGTTACGTGAGGCGTTCCGCGCGCGTGGTCGCCCACCGTCGCGAGATGGCGACCCGCACGATCAAGCTGGACCTGTCCGACTTCACGCCGACGCCGACGCAGCAGCGCGTGCTCGACTGCCGCGAAGGGCGCGTGCTGTTCTCGGGGGGCTACGGATCCGGGAAGACCAGGATCGGCGCGGAAGCGGTCGTGATGCTGGCGCTGGAGAACCCGGGCTGCGCGGGCATCGTCGTCTCGCCCACGGTCCAGATGCTGTCCCGAACGACGAAGCTGGCTCTCCGGGCAGCGCTGCCGCGCGAACTGATCCGGCACGAACGGAAGACGGATCGCGCGATCGACCTCGTGAACGGCAGCACGATCTTCTTCGGCAGCGCGGACAACCCCGGATCGCTGGAGGGCACGAACCTCGCGTGGGCTTGGCTCGACGAGGCGCGACTCATGCATCACGAGGCCTACCGGATCATCGTCGGCCGCAATCGCGTCAAGTCCGCCCGCCGATCGCAGGTGCTCGTCACGACGACGCCCGCGATGGGCTGGCTGCACGATGAGTTCGGCGCCAAGCGTGACGGCCACGAGCGATTCGTCTCGTCGACCCACGAGAACGCCGGGAACCTGCGCGCCGGATTCGTCGCGGAGCTCGAAGCCACCTACTCGAAGCGGCTCGCCCGCGCGCTCGTCGGCGGCGAGTTCGTGCTGGCCACCGGCGCCGTCTACGAGGAGTTCGACGAGTCACGCCACGTCATCGACTGGCCGGACATGCCCGGCGCGGACACCTTCCTCGGGGTGGACTTCGGCGTCGTCTCGCCGGCCGTCGGCGTCTACCAGTCGGCGTCGTTCGACGTGCCGATCGGCGACCGGATCATTCCGGCCGGCGCGATCGTCCTCGTCGACCAGCTCGTGCCCGACCAGACGAACACGCTCCGACTCGCGCCGCTCGTGAAGCGCCTGCCCCACTACCGACCGGGCATGGTCGCGTACGTCGACCCGGCGGGCGGGGCGCGGTCACAGGCGGAAGGCCGCTCGTCGATCGAGATCCTGCGCGCAGAGGGCGGCGTCGAGCCGAGGTGGGCCACGCGCGACGAGGAACGCTACATCCCGAACGGCGTCGCGCTCGTGAAGCAGCACCTCGACCCGCTTCACGGCCTGCCCGCGCTCTACGTGACGAGGCGCGTCGCGGCGATGCGCGACCGGCGCGGCGCGATGGCGACGTTCCGCGGGTATCGCTACCCGGAGCGCAACGGCGTCCAGTCCAGCGACCAGCCGGTCAAGGATGGCGTGGTCGACCACTTCGCGGACCAGCTGCGATACGCGGTGGTCGGACGGCGGCGCGACATGGGCAGCGTCGGGACGCAGTTCCTTCGTCGGACGCTGAATGGGATGGCGGCATGAGCGCGCGCGGCATGATCGTTCAGGACCCGGTGCGCGGCCGATGGGCTACGTGGAAGCGTCGCGTGGGCCGGTGGCTGCGTCGGGTGGCGGCTTGGGTGGAGCGGGGCTAGGCGTCCGCCACGGGCGGCAGCGGCACGCCTCCGACGGGACCAGGACGCGTCTGCATTTTCTCGCCAGCGTCCGTCTCCACCCCGTCCATCCAGCCCATACCGTAGTCGGACGAGTGGTAGCGGCCGTCGGGCGTCTCGCACGTTCCGACGCGACGCACGCAGCAGACCCAGCCGAAGCTGTCGTCCTTCAGCCACTCGCCGCAGATCGGGCCGATGTGCCCGGTCAGGGCCTCAATGTCGTACGCGGGCGGCTCGTCGCCGAAGTCCCGCCAGTCGTCGTCGATCGCGTCGGGGCCGCTCACGCCTCACCTCCGGGCGGAGCGTACACCAGCGCCGCCGCCGGCATCGCGCCCACCGCCGCGTCCGCCTCGATCTCGTCGCGGCAGACCTCGTGCGCGAGCTCGAGCGCCTCCGCGAACACCTCGTCGGCCGTCTCGACCGAACCATCCGAAAATCCCGGAGAGTTGGCCCCGCCGCGCAGGTAGTCCCACCACTGCTGGCGCCAGCGGCCGAGGTCGGTGTCCCAGGCGGTCACGACGTCCAGCCCGGCACGATCTCGCCGCGCCGCACGATCTCGCGGCCGACCGCGTCCGCGAACGCACCGCGCACGTTCAGCAGGTAGTGCCCGACGATCCGCTCCACCTTCTCGATCGTCGCGTCGTCCTCGATGCCGTGCGCGCAGAACGGCCCCTCGATGTCGTCCTTGTCGCTCGCGTTCGCCTTGAACGGGAACGGCGTGGC